GGATTCCAGTATGAGTTTAGTTTACTTCTAAATAGTGTAAATGACTCAGGTATAGCTTCCATCATACCATTTACGGATGCAAGACTTGCTCTTACGTCAGCTACGTTGCCATCAAACGGTAATCTTAAAATTGCACCTAAACTCTGAGCCAGTGGCCTTAAGAATGTTGCAGTAGATGTACCCATGATTGCTCGAATAGGTGTCTTAGGTCCAGACAGTATACTGTGTGTCATAACACCTTCCAACTCACGAATCATAGAACCTGTACGATTTGCACCACCTTCTTTTAGTGGCCCACCAAGTATAGTTTTTCTTGCCCAGTTGTCGAAGTCATCTAATGTATTAACATCTTCCATCATAGAAAATGCTTCATACAAAGCGTTTAGCATATTATCATCTTTGTCATCTTTAGCAATCTTAAGAATAGACATAATAGACTCTTTAGCCTCTTCCATAGAAGCTTGTGTTGCCTCGTTTACAGTCTTCTTACTTTTCTTACCAAGACCTAGTTCTCTGAATGAGTCTGATTTTACAAATCTAGCTTTCTTTGTTTCGTACAGTGCAGTCAACATAGTATCGACAAGCTGTTTAGCTGGTCCGTCTATGTCTTGTAAGTCTACAATATCTGCTATCTCTCTACCAGCAACACCTAAGTCACGTACCTGTTTAAGAAGTGACCCTATTACAAGGTCAGCAATTACTACGTTTTTAGATGTCCACACTTCTATACCATCAACTATGTCAGGATTAGCTTCTAATAAATCTTTTAGATACTCCTGTGGCGACATGTCTAAAGCATTTCTGCCTTGAGTAATACGTTGGTGTCCTTCAATAGCTTCTCTAAATTTTGCTACTAAGGCTTTGCGATCACCTTTTGCTGCGTCTAGTTCTTTTGCAAACTTTTCTGTGCTCATCAAACCTTGCATGATACGTTCGACCGTAGCCTCGTCTGTGCCGCCTTCTAAGCCTATTCTTTCTCGTTCTACGGGTGTTGTGACACTACCAGTAGAACCCTCCTCTGAGCCCCATTGCTTACGTGTCTTTGACAACTGCTCACGAGCTGTTTGTGGATCTACCTCTGATACGTGTGCTCCTTGGTGTGGTTGAGATATAGGTGCGTTTTTATCTGCTCTAAACTCTTGCTCACCTTGACGAAGCTGTGCTATACCAGCTTGTACTGTTTGATTCTCTAAACTCTTATTACGTTTTGTTATCTGTTCGATAACTTTGTCACTACCTTTCTTTAGTGTGTATGCAAACCCGTCAAAAATTAGACCTATGCCCATACCTTCGACAATGTTTTTCATTTTCATTACGACTGGATGGTCAGTATCTTTGGTAGATATTGGTGTATCTATCCAACCATACCTGTCACGTAATGCACCTAAAGCATTTTGCTCGTCTGACTCTTTAGATATAAGGTCGGACACAGCACCTACGGCAGCACCTCTAACTAAATTACCTTTTGCAAGTGCAAGTAAACCAGCTGGTATCGTGACAACTCCAGTAGCTGCGGCTGCCTTAGCTGCTGCAACTGTACCAAGTGCAAGTGTACCAAAATGAACCAAACCACGTAACTGCTTACCCCACCATGTTCTTGTTTCGATTGGATTATCATACCCACCGAATGGACTCCAGTCTGGTCTGTATGTACCAGTCTTTTGTCGTTGTTCTTGCATTTCTCCAGATATCGCATCTATTGTACGTTCTGGAAAAGTAGCGATTGAGGATGCTGTATCTTGAATACCACCAGACAATATAGATTGTCCCTCTTTTATGAGTGCCTTAGCACCCCAGTTTTCTGCATTTCGAGGATCGTCTTGTGTTTCTTGAGCGACCCTTTCATCTGTTTCTACCTGTGTCTGTGCAGCTTCTTGTGCATCTCTCCTCCGCTCATACTCGTCTGTAGCCTGTTCTGCAAGGCCAGCTAGGTAATCAGCATAGCCTTCGTCAACAGTAATCTCAGATTTCGAGTAGTTTGAGTCTGTCATCTTCTAAATTTTCTTTGTTTTCTTCTGTTTCTTTCATAGTTTGCTATTTCACTTTCTATACCTAAAACCACACCACCTGTAAGATTCTGAAACTGGTTCATAGGCATCTGTCGTAAATTAGGAAACAAGTCTAAAACAGCGTTTTGTTCTGCTGGAGTTAGTGGAACTAGCCTGTCCCATCTACCCTCAGCTTCATCGCCTGCAAAGACAGTCTCTTCACCACCTTTTTCGGCTTGTATAATAGCACCTCTAATGCTATTTGTTCTGTTAGCTCGTTGTCTTACAAGTTCTAATACTAGAAAACTCTGTGTTTCTTCGTTAAATTGTGTGTCAAGATAACTAGGAGGTAGAAACTTAACTGCATCTTTTAACTCTTGTGCACTGAATCCGTAGATTCCAAAGTTACTAGCACCTCTTTTGGCAAATGTTAACACTTGACCAACAGTAAGATCGTCAGCGTTAGTCTTTCTTGGACCTGTAGCTGAGTCAAAAGTTCCCGGTTGGTTGCCTGTTTGGAAACCTTTTAGAATCTTTTGTGCTTTCTCTGGATCTTGTAAAGCACTATAAGTTTTTGTAAGATGAGGCTTGACTTCTAAAGTGTTAAGCTCTTCTAATGTAAGATCAAACTGTGGGTCTACTAGAACACCGTCTTTATTTACAAACGGCATTTGTTTGATGAGACCTTGTTCGTTCAATCCACCTGTTGCTTCTAGTCTATTATAAGCATACTGTCTAGCATTAAGCTTAGTGCCTCTAACTACACCTCTAAAGTATTCTGGAAATGGATATATCTCTGGACTAATTAAATGTCTCTTGTAGTCAGTTAGAGACTGCTTTTCATACAGGGATATTGGTTCTCCTTGATACTGTACTTTGCCTATATCAGATTGTAAAAATTTAGCATCTGCTATTATATCGTTTGGTGTTGCTCTTTCTCCTCTACGTTTTTCAATCTCAGTTCCTGTGTATTGACCAGCAAGCAACCCAGCTTTTATATCAGGGTATACGTTTTGTATAGCTTCATCTAGTTTAACTCCTAGATCTGTCTGTTTCTCAACTTCAAAAGCAAGCACACCTTTAGCTCTTTCTACTTCTCTTTGGTTGAATGGTGAAAACAACTCTTTACCTATCTGTGCTACGTAAGAGTTTTTTAGATCATCGTTGAATGTCTGTAAAGGATCTCCTTGACCAGCTCTACCATACTCACCGCCATTTGTAATACCACGACTGCTTACCTGTAGACTGCTGACATCTATGTTAGGGTACTTATCCTGTAACTCAAGTAATTTCTTTTCTAAGATAGGGTTAGGTACACCGTTAGGAAACTTTACATCTAGTTCATCAAGTTCAGTCTGTGCTTTAGATTTTGCAGCTCTTTTACGTCTGTCCTCTACTAAAGCTAGCTTATCCTTTGTGTTGATTATAAGTGAGCTATTAGCATCTTTATCTTTAAAGTTACCTTCTGCGTATGTAGTAAATTTACCAGTTGCTGTATGTTGATATAAAGCATCGTCAAAAAGATAATCAAGATGATGTATTTTTAGTCTGGCTTGCTCTTGACCGATTTCATCAGCAACTTCTGCAAACAAATAGTTTACAGCTTCTCGTTTAGTAAACTTAGGACGAGTTGCCATAATTGTTTGAACCAAAGTCTCTACATCAATATTAACAGGATCACCTTGTTGGTAAGGAGCAAGTGTATCAACAATAATGTTTCTTAGCTTTTCATCTCTGTTAGCTTCGTAGTTTCTATTTGCCTTTGACTTCCAGCTTTGTATATTATTATCTCTTCTCTGTTTTATATCAGGATATATTGTATTATAAAATGCTTTTCTAAACTCTCGACTATTGGTATCAATACCAGCTTGTTGTGCTCTATCAAGCATAGCTGTAATCATAAGCTCATCAGCAGCATTATGCAACTTTATAAACTCTTCGGAATCTGTAATATCCTTACCACCGTTTTCGTTGATAAACTGCTGTCTTGCACCAAAATAATTATCGTTAAGTTCTTTTAAAATTTGTTTAAGGCTTGCATCTTGTGGTAGTGCAGCATTTCGAGTTCTTAGAAAGTTGATAGAATCTTCTGTATTCTCATTAAGTAGCTGACTGTTAAACTTAGCATCTTCTAAATTTAGCTTACCTTCAGCATCACGAAGTGTAGCACTTGAGTTTTTATCTAAGAAGTCCATTGCTTCGTTGATTTTTTCTTGTGCTTCTTGTCTTTGCTGATATACTCGTATAGCTTGACCAGCTGACTGAGAAAACTGTGCAAGAGACTGTAGGTTCTGTAAAGGTGTCTCTGCAATAGTTTTTTGTATCTGAGCCATCTCGTCATAAAATCGACGAGTGTCTTCTTGGTTTCTAGTAATCTGATCGTTAACTGCATTAGTTAGATCAGCTTCAGTAGCGGCATAGTTATCTATACCGTAGCCGGGTATCTTATCCCGTTCTCTACCTACTATGGTTCCGAATGATGATGTCATAATTTAAACTGTATATACGGTAGGTAAAATGGATTGTTTACCAAAGTTTTGGAATAAACCAGCACCACCAAAGCCACTATAAATACTTGCTACACTGCTTGCTATCTGTAGAGCACCACCTAGTCTGTTTGTAGGAGGTAACATTACAGGTGCACCATATGCAGCTGGTATACCTAAAGCTTCTCTGCCTGCTGCTTGTTGTGCTTGGAACTTACGTCTAGCACCTTCTGCTGCGTATGCTAGATTACGGCCTAATACGTTATCTATAACTGATTCTACTTCTGACTGGGCTGCAAGTAATCCTTGATAATTAGCAACACCAAATCTTCTAGATCTACCACCCTCATTGACTGTACCTTTTGATCTAAAGTAACGACGAGCAGCATTTTCTAGCTGTTTTCTACCCTTACCTTGAGCAGCAAGAGCACTAGCATAAGCATCACTTTGATCTCGTGATAAGCCTATGACATTTCTATTCTGTGCTCTTTCGAGCTGTGTTTCTTTATTGAAGAACTTAAGTCCTTCTTGGGCAAAGATTGCATCTTTCTGAGCAGCTCGTTCTCGAGCTTGTGCTCTTGCCCCTGCATTAGCGTCTACGCACACGGCAAAATTCAATAAATGTTACATTGTTTGGCCCATGTTTTAACTTACGTAAAAACTTAAAGCCTAGAAACTTAAGCAGTTTTAAATGTGCCTTGTTTCTACTGTCAACTATATTCCAAAGTAGAGGTTCTGTACGGCTATCGACATACCGTTTTGCCTCTCTTGCGAATGTAATTGGATATCGGTGTATCTCAGGAGTGCAAAGCATCCATATATCACCTTCTTGTCCTACTCCGGCCATGCCAGCAGTCTTGCCGTCAGGCACTGTAAAATACACGTAGGAGGGGTTGTGAGCCATGATAGAGGGTAGAAGGGCTGATGGTATCCCATGACCTTCTTCGACCTCTCTACGGTCATCTGAGCGGAGATTAGAGGCAACCTGAGCGGCAGCCTCCAATGTAAGCGGGTGTATGTAATTAGACACGTTTATAATACTTGGGTGAGTAATCACCTTCCCAAGATACAGCACGTAATGTAGCTGGAGCTGGGTGTGATGATCGTAGTGTTATATCTACGTTTGTGTTCTTTTCGTAGACTGGGACAGTTTTGATAAACTCTTCGAGATATGGTGCATCAGATGCTTCGTACTCGTCAAGTTCTGTTGATTCGTATACTTCTGTATAATCGGTTTTACCGACTCGTTCAAGTGTTGTTTCATAAAGACCTATCTTACCAAAGTGAAATTTAATTCTATGTAGTACTAATGATGAGTTTACATCAGCTCGAGCATTATTACCTTCTCGTCTGGTAGCATAAAATGTAGGAAACTTAACTTCGTAATCATAAACGTAACCTACTGTAAGATATACATTTGATGGTCCTCTCCAATCACCGGGTAAAGTAAAGCTTGAATTTGTTGAAGTTCCAACACTATTTTGTGCAATGTAGTTAGCTTTTGCATACCTACCAACATCTGGTGTTGGGAATTGTTGATGATCTCGGTTTACATCAATTACTACTAGATCATAATTAGGAGAGCTGACATCGGTTAACCAATTCGTTGAAAATGTTGTAACATTAGTAGATGCGTTATAACTACCCATTGCCTTACTAATCTTAACTTGATTATCTAAGTGTAATAAAAAATCAACATTATCTTGTGTAAGAAACTGGTCTGTTTCAGTCTGCACTAACTTGATACTCTGTAAAAAATAGTCAGTATCTAGAAAGAAGTATTCATCATTAATAATAAAATGATATACTAAAGGATTATTTAATTTCCATTTAAACCATGCAGCCTGCTGTCTCTGTTCTGATACTTGAAAATACTTATATCCATATACAGTATCAGAATCTGGAGTAGTAGTATTAGGAGTTCCAAAGGCTGCTACGTGTTTCTGACCCATCAATACTATAGAGTTTTCTCTAGAGTTTGTCAGTAAATCTATATTTTTTGGTAACAGTGTGGGTACAACTTTACTAACTTCAACTACATTGGGCTCACCTTCACGTTGTATGTTTGCCATTTCATTGAATCTACTGAACTTACCAGAGTTATCAACATAGGCTACTGTTGTTCCGAGAGATATCGGAGCTATAGTTTCGTTATAATTAAATGTAGCTATACTACGAAGTTTTGCAGTATCAGGATTAAAAACTGTATCATCTGCTGCAAGTAAGAATTGCTGGTTTGTGCTAAATACCACCAAACCTGTGTTTACTTCAATTCCATCAAACAGTTCAGAAGGAAAGGTTGAGGCAGCTGATATATCTACAGGATCGCTGGCCGATACAGTCAAAGCTGTTTCAGCAAAAAAGTCAGGATTTCCTAACGTTCCCGGTCGTGATGTAACCACATTTTCACCTGACAAAAAGACTAGTCTATTGCGAAAAAATAAAACTTTATTTATACGCTTACCTACAAAACTGGGTAACGGATTAGTGTTATCATCACCTACACGTCTATCAGCATATGTAAAGTTTTTTATAGTAAATGTATTTACATCTGTACGTTGTAAAACCAACGGCATGTTTGTAAGAGTTTTTGCTATGCCGGGTTCAGCACACTCAGTCCAAGATCCTACACCGTCGCCACCTTCACCCTCAAATCGAAGATAATAGTCATCCTCATCTGACATTCTAGAGTTAGCAATTTTAACAATGTATCCATTCTTACATTGATTTGGTAAATTCTGTACATCATTTACAGAAGATTGAAAGCAACGCATAAGGTCTTCTTCAACAACCTCTAAGTTAAAATCTTGAGTATCACTAAATACGTATATACCTGTACCTATAATTTGACATGAGACTCCGCTAATAGCATCTATTTGAGTTTTTAATCCACCTAAAATAGTATCAGCAGTTACAGCTGTGTCTGCATCAAAAGGGGTAGGAGATGGACGTATAAGGCCGTCGCCAGAAGAAGCAACTGTAGCACGAACTGTAGTTGTCTCTACTTCAGTTACGGTTACATCTATATATGCTTGGCTAGCACTGCTAGTTGTATTAGGGGCAGCTCCAGTAAAAGTTATATTAGCTGCTTCTGTAGCATG